ACGGTTTGTCCCATTTCAATGGCGGCAGTGCCTGTTTTTTTAATTGTCCAGATGCCGCCCATATGTAACGAACCCATCTGGCCGGGCGCGATCTCTGTCCCGGCTACCCCCAAACGGGAGCCAATCGTGATGATTGCCCCTGCGGGAATTACTTTTGTAGTGTTGTTTTTATAATCCAGCGCTTCTCCGCGCTGCCAGTATTGCGCTGTTGCTGCCATTTCTTATTCTCCCTTCTTACAATACCCCCAGAGGATTTTCAACCTTAATGCCGGGGTTCTTCACGCACCCGCGGTAATCCATAACATTGATACCCCAATCCAGGTAAATGTCCCAGACAAAGCCCAACTGGCCGGGGGTTTCCATCCGGCGTATAGTGGGTATTTCCTGGCCGTTTAAATAGTCGACTTCCATGAAATCCGAATCAGTGGAATTGGCGGTCATGAACCAGGGCATAACGTTTCCAAAGCCCCCGGACAGCTTGTTGATGGTCGGATCGGCAATGATCTGCATATCCTTATAGGCGTACAGCGGGTTTACTGCCTGGGTATTGTCCTCTGTATGGATATAAGGGCTGTGGAAAAGCGTATAAATATCAAAATCAAGGCCCGCAGGAACGATAATTTTTCCAGGGCGGACGATAATCGCCTGGTCAAATTCGTCCTTTTGCGTGGAAAGGGCAAGGATCATCCCCTGGACCGCTGCCCGTGTGATGCCCGTGCCGGTCTTTAATAAATTGGCATGCTCTTTGCAAAACAATGCCTTGCCATCATAGATTTCTTTATTCCCCATCAGGCGCTGGTAGCACTGGGTATTGATGGTCCGACGTGCTGCTGCGGCATGTCGGGCAGGAATGCGGGTTACCAGTTCAATGTCATCGTTAATAAAAGCCTGGCGGCTTAAGGTGAACTGTTTGCCCCAGGTCTTTAACCTGCGGGTTGGCCGTTTGGCGTCAGTCGGGATGTCGCTCTTAAGTTCGCCGCCTTCCGGCACCTCCTCGAAGTCCCCAATAGGACCGGCCAGATAATAGTTATCGTGCTCTTTAAAATCCTTTAAGGTTCCTTTCTTGGTCCAAAGGTCAAAGGTGGCAGGAGCAGTGCGGTGACCTTCCACATATGCCTTATTGATAGTGTTGTCCAGGATGGTGGGGAACGCGGCAGTGGGGTTATAATACTGCCGCTGCATAATTTCCGTAAACAGTTCGTTGGAAGACATCCTGCGGGCACCAGACACGTCAGCCCGTTCCAGACATTCAATGGCCAAATCACGCAGGCCCATGTGGGCCATCTGCTGCGCCCCTGTGCTTGGCTTATCCACCGTGATACCGCCCCGGATTAACAGGCCGTCTGCGGCATCCCGCCTGAAATCATCTTCTCCGGAAGCGGTTCCGGAAATGCCGGTATTGACCGGGGCACCGTGTGCGCGGAGCTGTTCCAGGATTGCGGCCCGGACCTGGTCCACGGTAAAAGATTCTTTGATGAATTTATCTTCATTTTCCGGCGCAATGTTAAAGTCCCGGCACATGACTACAATATCGGAAATCCGGGTGCGTTCCGCGTCCACATCCCTTTGAAGGGGATTTTCTCCCACCTGTCCCGGAGTGCTGGAAGATCCGTTTTGCGGCTCCTCAGCCTGTCTGACCTGGCCGGAAGACAGGGGTTCTCCGCTGTTATCTTCTCCCTGTTCGATTTCCAGCGTTAAGCTTTCGATCTCCCTCTGAAGGGCGTCAAATTCCGCCTGTTCTTCCCCGTTTAAGGATCGGTTTGCCGTTTTTGCCGTATTGACTAACTCCTGCTGACGCAGGATTTTTGCTGCCCTTTGCGCTTTTTTTCCCATGTTTTACCTCCCGATTTTGTTCTTATTGATCTGCAGCTGGCGTTCAAAAATATCCAAAGGCGCTATGGAATCCTCCATTGAGCGCCCAACACCTACGGTGCCGTCTGCCGGAACGCTGACAATGCTGACCTCAAGAGGGCACCAGCGTCTGGCCACTTCGCATGGCCCCATAAATCTGCCGTCACTGCTGGCCTGCCCAGATTTCACCTGTTCGGTGTTTGAAATGATGTAGCCCACCGAAACGCCTTTTAAGCTGCCGCTTTTCACTTTCTGGTAGATTTTTTCCGATTCGGCATCGGTATCAAATTCCACCTCCGCACAACCCCGGTTATTTTCCGTCCAGGCCCGGATCACCCTGCCGATTACAGCATCCCGGTTGTGGTTATATAACAGGCATCCAATACTGTTTAAGCGTGTCAGATCTGCCGCCCCATCGGAATGATCCAGGATTTCTGTCCCCCAAAACCGCTGGTAAGGCTCCTCACTGGAAAAGGACAAGACAAATTTCCTTTCATTGCCTTGCCCTTCTATGGCGCGGATGCCGGAAACAGCCGTTTCCCGGTTCCGGACTGTGTTATTCTTCGGTTCCGCTTCCCTTGTCCGTATCATTGAACTTAGCCGGGCCTGGGATGCCGTTTTTGCTGTCTTGTTCCGGCTCATCGATGTAGAGTCCGTTTGTTTTTTGTCCAAGAATGACACCTCCCAAATCTATTTGATGTTTGTCCCGGGCATACTTGAGGACTTCCGCAATGTCATCCACCTGGGTCTGCCAGTCGCTTCCGTTTTCAGCTGCCAGCTGCTTAAAGGTTTTCTGTCCGGTTTGCAGGGCGATTTTGGTGGCGGCGGCTTCTTTGGCTGGATCAATCCAGGGCTTTGGCGGCTTCACCCAGGAGTGGGCGAAATATTTCTGCTTATCCTGCCAAAAACCCGGAGCAGTGATTTTTCCGGCCAAAACCGCCGAAATCACAAAGGTTTCATATACTTCATCCATGACCTCCAGGAGAAGTTCCCCTTCTTCGGCATAGGTCATGCCATCCTCAATGAGCCCCTGCCGGGCAGAGGAATATGTGCTTTCGCTCATGTCCCGTGCGATTGCCTCGAAGCTGACGCCCTGCCCGGAAGCGATCAGGTGCTGCTGAAGCTTTAAGTAGGCTGTGGCATCCGCCGCCTGGCCCTGGGGGCTGATAACCGATATCTTATCCCCCTCATTCAACTCCAGCATCATCCCCGGAGACATCCGCTTCCCGTCATAGGATTTGCGTTTGGGATTCGCTTGGCGCTGGGGCAGGACGCCGACAGTTGGGATTTCCCGGTAAATAGCAAGGCCAATGCAGGCTTCCATGCGCTGCTTTGTGGCAGTGGCTATCATAAATTCATTGATGTCCCGTATCCGGGTAACAGTCTGGCTTAGATCCGACATTTCCCGCAGCTGGGAAGCCCGCCGTTTACTAAAATAAAAAATAACATCTTTGGCCTCAATGTATACCGGCTCCACGGCCATAATTCCGTCGATAGAAAACTGCCGTATCCAATAGCCCTCCGGACGGTTGTAGGGATTATACTCAATGCCGCCTACCACCCGGTTTCCTTGGCGTTTCGGGGCCATCTGGCTGCTGTCCAGTTCATCCACCTCAAACATTTGAAGTTTAAATGGCAGTATGCCGCTCTCGGTGTACCGCTTTACAAACAACATCCCGCCGTCGACCTTTTTACGGCGTACAGCCATCCGGAGCATCTGGTTAAAACACTGGGTACCGGTAACGTCACAGTTTTGTTTTTTACACCACTGCTTCCATAAAGTTTCCAGCTCCTGATTCTTTTCCTGGCTCCCGGTTTCCGCCTGGAGGGAAAAGCCGCCGCCTACCGTGTTGCGGACAAAGGCTCCAACAATGGAAGTGGCCATGTCGCTGTTTCGCTCCAGATCCCGCGCCCGTGCCCGGACAGCATCCCGGCTGTAACGGTCCGTATATTCCGCTGACTGGTTAATGGTCCGCCAGTTAGCGTTCAGGCGGGAATAATCCCCGGCGTCATAATGGCGGGTGCCTATATCCCCGCCTTCCCTCCGGGATGGTAAGAGCCAGTCAATTACCCTGCTTATCCAGCTCATGTTTTTTACCTCCTCATCGGCCATCAAATACCGCTACACTGCATCCGGCGATAAACCCCGAATTATCTTCTTCCGCCAGCTGGGCGGTCAGGTCATTTTTCATACTTCGCAGTAATGCTAAATCCGCACGGGTCAGGCTCCGGGAACCAATTTTATAGGACTGGCCCCCTATCAAAATATGGCGGATGGCATTGTCAACCTCTGTCAGCATCTCTTTTGCGGTGTATTGGGATTCCTCGTTCATTACCATTCCCTCCTCTCAGACCACAATGAAATCTCATTTTCATTGATCCAGCTTTCCTCTGGCATGTATTGTTTTTCCGACTGCTGCGGCTGCTGTATCTGTTCGGTTTCCAGGTCCTCTAAATATAAAAACCGGACTTGAAGTGTGTCGGCAGCAGCCATGGCATACACCTCGCAGTCCAGGTAATGGTTGTCCGCATGGGTTGTTTTCTTTACCCATTCTTCCCGGATTTTATTCCCGCTGCGGACATTTACTTTATGTTCCGCTGTCACCTGTTCGGCATATTCCCGGTCGCAGCCCTGGTATACCATCCAGCTGGCAGTACCGTTTGGCTTCTGCATCCGGGCGGCTATGGCGTCTTTATACTTGCCGCCATCCACGATTACCAGGTTCATCCCGTAGGCCCGGCTGTCTGCCTTGTTGACCTTGCCAATATGAAAATGGCTCTGCATGGGGTTGCTTGAGCCTTTGCACGGCAGTGCCCAGTCTGAATGGAGAGCACAAAAATCATATACAGCGTCCGCGTTATAGCCGCTGTCAATCAGTGCCAGGGATACCAGCATGGGTTCCCCGCCATCCTGCCGGGTATACGGAAAGCTCATAATCCGGTCCAGGCTGGAAAGATCGAACGCCTGGCCATGGCAGATATTTTGCGACGTTACGAAACTCCCCCAGGCCCGTATGGTCCAATAGATGCAGTTTTCCTGGACGTCCACGCCTGCTGTCAGCATTTTTGCCCAAGACGGGACAATCAGTGCCGGAATATCGGTCTGCCGTTCCAGAACCAGATCGGCGCTGGTTTTCAGCCTGGTATCTTCCCAAGGTTCAGCCAGCCAGGAATTCACAAAGTTTTGCAGTGCTTCCGGATCTTTGTAGCTTTTCAGCCATTCCCGGACCATTTCAGAAAACCGGACAAAGGGGGAATAAAGGGTATTGATCCAGAATCCTACTTTTTGGACAAGCTTTGTATTTTCTGTTACAGTGCGCCACTGGC